GTCGCGGCTGCGCGCGATCTGGCGGTAGTGAGGCTGGGGTGGAAACTGACCTGACAAACCTGACGAAACGGGCATGACAACCTTACAGGCAAGTTCGTCGGACGCGGGGAACGGCGGCGCGGCCACGTCAGGCGGCGTCTGGGTGTCGATCGCCGAGCTGGCGCGGCGCAAGGGCATCGGCCGGCAGGCGGCGAAGGAGCGGGTCGACCGGCTCGAGGCGAAGGGGCTGGTCGCGACCAGGCTCGACGGGCGGTCACGGCTGGTCGAGCTCGCGGCGTTCGACCGGGCGGTCGGCCAGGCCGGCGACGCGGTCAAGGAGCAGGCGGTCGCGACCAGGCGCGAGACGGTCGCCGAGGAGCCGGTGCCGTCGAAGCTGCGCGACGCGCAGACCGAGCGGGCGGTCTACGACGCGCGGCTGAGGGCGCTGGATCTCGGCGAGCGGCAGGGCAAGCTGGTGCCGGTGGCGATGGTCGAGGCGGCGATGGTGAGGGCGGCGGAGGCGATCGTGCGCACGATCGAGCGGCTGCCGAGCTTCGCGCCAGAGCTCGTCGGCGCGGCGAAGGAAGGCGAGCCGGCGGTCCGGCGCAAGCTGCGCGAGATCAAGGACGAGCTGCGCAAGGGGATCGGCTCGGCGCTGACGCTGCAGAAGGGCGAAGGCTTGGCCGAGGAAGAGGCCGGCGGCGACCAGGTCGACCTGGCCGAGGATTAGGCCAAGGAGTACCCCCTCACCAAGTGCGGCCGACGGCTCGCGGAAGGTCGCGAGCCGGGCCTTACTGTCCTCTCCCACAAGGGGCGAGGAAGAAACCCGCGAAGGGCTTTGATGCAAATCAGGTTGAAGCGCTCGGCGCTGGCGATCGTCGCCGGCACGCTGGCCGGCATCATCATGCCGCCGGAGCGGATCGTGCCGTCGGCATGGGCGGCGCAGCACCTGGTCGTGCCGGACGGGCCGAAGTCGGGCGAGGCCTGGGATTCCTCGCTGACGCCCTACATCGTCGAGCCGCTGGACATGCTCTCCTTCGACAGTCCGGTCAACGAGATCGCGATCAGGAAAAGCGCGCAGAGCGGCTTCACGACGCTGATCCTCGCCGCGGTCGGGCACATGATCGACCAGGATCCCTGCCGCATCATGATCGTGCAGCCGACCAACGACGCCCGCAAGGACTTCAACAAGGACAAGCTGCAGCTGGCGATCGAGAAGACGCCGGAGCTCCGCCGCAAGGTGAAGACGCAGACCAGCCGGGCAGGGGACGCCTCGACGACGACGTCCAAGGTCTATCCCGGCGGCTCGCTGACGCTGGCGATCGCCACCTCGGCCGCGGATCTGAGGTCGAAGACGATCAAGGTCGCGCTGCTCGACGAGGTCGACGAATATCCAGACGACCTGGACGAGCAGGGCGACCCGATCGGCATGGTCGAGGCCCGGCAGGAATCGTTCCTGATGTCGGGCGAGTGGAAGCGGCTCTACAATTCGACGCCCACGGTCAAGGGCGGCTCGAAGATCGACGATTATTTCAACGCCGGCGACCGCCGCTACTGGCACATGCCGTGCCCGGGCTGCGGCGAAAATTTCCGCTTCGTCTTCGACCGCCGCTGGTTCCGCTTCGAGGAGAAGTGGCCGTACAACGCGCACTATGCGACGCCGTGCTGCGGCGCCATCGTCGAGGGCCACGAGAAGGTGGCGCTGATGAAAAAGGGCCGCTGGATCGCCACCGATCCCAAGCCCGGCGCCCATCCGAGCTACCATTTCGACGCGCTGACCTCGCCCTTCGTGCCCTTCGACAAGGTCGCCGAGCGCTGGGTCAAGGCCGCCGGCGATCCGAAGAAGCTGAAGACCTTCGAGAATCTGACGCTGGGCCTGCCCTTCGACGTCAAGGGCGATGCGCCGGATCACGTGCGGCTGATGGAGCGGCGCGACGGCAGCCTCCAGCGCGGCCATATCCCGCCGCGCGGGCTGATGCTGACCGGCGCGGCCGACGTCCAGATGCGCGGCATCTGGTACGTCATCAAGGCCTATGCGCCGGATGGCCAGAGCTGGCGGGTCGACGCCGGCTACATCGACGGCGAGACGTCCGATCCGCATCAAGGCGCCTTCGTCGAGCTCGAGAAGATCAGGACGAAACGCTGGCCCGACGCCTTCGGCCGCGAGCGCCAGGTGGACGCCTTCGGCGTCGATTCCGGATACCGCAGCCATGTCGTCTATACATGGGTGCGCGGCAAGGCGGCGGCGTTCGCGCTGAAGGGCATCGACGGCTGGTCGCGGCCGGCACTCGGGTCGCCGTCGCCGGTCGATATCGACTTCAACGGCAAACGCATCCGCCACGGCGCCATGGTCTGGGCGGTCGGCACCTGGCCGCTCAAGGGCGCTTTCTACGCCAATTTGCACAAGCTCGGCATCGCCGCCGGCAAGGATGCGGACCCGGCCGGCTATTGCCATTTCGGCACCTGGCTCGACGAGATCTACTTCCGGCAGATCACCTCGGAGTACCTGGCGACCGAGATGTTCCGCGGCCGCCAGCGGCGGGTGTGGACGGTGCGCAACGGCGAGGAAAACCACAGCCTAGACTGCGAGATCTACAACGACGCGCTCGCCGACTATCTCGGCCAGTCGAGGATGACCGAGGAGCAATGGAAGCGGCTCGCGGCCGACCGCGGCTTGCCCGCCGATCTCGACCTGTTCTCGCCGGACGTGCTGAAGGTGCAGGCCGGGATGCCGGCGCCGGCGAAGCCGAAGGCCGGCGCGAAGAAGCCGGCGCCGGCGGCGGCGACGAAGGAGATCTTCATCGATCGCCGTCCCGGCGGCTGGCTGAGAGGGTGAAAAGCGATGGCCTGGACGCAGACCGACATCGACAGGCTGAAGCGGGCGATGGCTTCGGGCGTGCTGACATCCAAGCACGGCGACACGCTGCTGACGTTTCGCTCGGTGGCCGAGATGGAAAAGCTGCTGGCGCAGATGGAGGCCGAGGTCAATCCGTCCTCGGCCGAGCCGCGGCGCACCGTGGCGGGATTTTCGAGGGGCCTCTAACCGATGGCGAAAGCGGCAATGGACGATCGCAGGCGATCGCCGCGGGCGAAGCGGCCGGCTGGGCTGGCCGACGCATCGACGCTCTCGGCGCACGAGCGCGCCGAGCTCGCCGCCCTGCAGCGGCAGGTGATCCGCATGGCCTATGACGGCGCGACGCGCGGCCGCCGCGCGCAGGGCTGGCGCGTGGTGTCGACCGACGCCAACGCCGAAAACCTGCCGGCGCTGTCGAGGCTGCGCGACGTGGCGCGCGACATGGTGCGCAACAACCCGCACGCGGCGCGCGGCAAGGCGGTTCTGGCCAACAACATCGTCGGCAACGAGGGCATCATCCCTGCGGTTGCCGGTACCGCGCCGAAGACCGTCAAGGCCAGGGTGCAGGGGCTGATCAGGGCGCATCTCGACACGCCGGCCTGCGATGCCTTCGGGCGGATGAATCTCTACGGGCTGCAGCATCTGGCCATGGGGACGATCGTCGAGAGCGGCGAAGTGCTCCTGAGGCGCCGCCGGCGCTTCGCCTCGGACGGACTGCCGCTGCCGTTCCAGATCGAGGTGCTCGAGCCCGATTATCTCGATTCGACGAAGGACGGGCCGATGCCGAATGGCAACTTCGCCATCCAGGGCGTCGAGTTCGACGGGCAGGGCCGCAAGGTAGCCTACTGGCTCTACACCCAGCACCCCGGCTCCTATTCGGGCCGGGCCTATGATTCGGCGCGTGTACCGGCGGCCGACATCGCACATGTGTTCCGCACCGACCGGCCGGGGCAGGCGCGCGGCGTCACCTGGTTCGCGCCGGTGATCCTGAAGATGCGCGACCTCGCCGACTATTCGGACGCGCAGCTCTTGAGGCAGAAGATCGCCGCCTGCTTCGCCGTGTTCATCAGCGCGGAGCTGCCGACGGCGACGGTGCTGGGCGACACCAGCCCGATCGCCGCGCTGGAGGACGGTGCGACCTACAGGGTCGAAAGCCTCGAGCCCGGGATGATCCAGCGGCTCAAGCCCGGCGAAGAGGTGACGTTCGGCTCGCCGCCCTCGGTCGGCGACTTCGGTGCCTACAAGGCGGCCGAGCTGCGCGACATCGCGGTCGGCCTCGGCACCTCCTACGAGGCGCTGTCGGGCGACCTGACCGGCGTCAACTTCTCCAGCGGACGCATGGGCTGGCTGGAGTTCCAGCGCGGAATCGGCGCGGCGCAGCGCTTCATGCTGATCCCGCAGCTCTGCGGCGTGGTGGCGAAGTGGTTCCTCGAGGCGGCGAGCCTGGAACTCCAGCC